CAGACTCGCCGGCGGGGCCGTCTTTGGCTGAGTCGTTCCCCGGTGTCCAGCCGGTGCCGTTGCCGGTGTCGATGAACATGAAGCACTGCTGCATCTATCTCATGACCTCCTTGCGTCGTAGTCGGCCAGGAGCCGTTTGATGGCCTTGGCGGTGCCGTCCTTGTCGATGACCTCGCCGTTGATCTCCACGTTCCAGGTGTTGACCACGGCTGGCGTGGCCGTGTTGCCTTGTGCTGAGAGGTTGAGGGGCATGGCCGCGAGTCTGCGGTTGGCGCGGCTGATAGCGGTTTCAACGTTGCTGTCGAATCCGTTGTTGAGGCCCTGTGCGAAGCCGGTCATGATGGCCTGGCCGGCGGGGATGAGCAGGCGACGGTCGTAGCTGATCGGGCCTTTGTGGGCCTTGATCCAGTCGCCGATGCCGCTGATCCAGCCAGTCACGTTGCTCCACATCGATTTGAGGCCGTTGAGGAATCCGCTGATGATGCTTGCGCCGGCGTTGTACAGGATGCTGCCGGCGTTGCCGAAGAACCCGACTATGGAGCCGGGCAGTCCGCGGAACCAGCCGACTACGCCGTTCCACGCGTTCCTGGCGCCGTTCGCGGCCGAGTTGAAGATGTTGACGATGGTGGAGCCGAGACCGGAGAAGAAGCCGATGATGCCCTGCACGCAGGAGCCAAGGAAGCCGGTGAAGCTCGACCAGACGGCCTTGCCGGTGTTGGTGCAGGCGAAGAAGTAGGTGAGTCCGGCCACGAGCGCTGCGATGAGCGTGATGACCAGCATGATCGGGTTCGCGGCCATGACCGCGTTGAGCAGTGCCTGAGCGACGGCGGCAATCCGCATGGCGGTGGGGACGGCAGGGGCGGGGGCCAGGAACGCGCGGCGGCGCCCCCCGCGCCGCCCCCGGCGGCGGCCACGAGTGGCGTCACTAGCTCCGTGTTTCGACTGATCCAGTCGCCTGCGGTCTTCAGCCAGCCGCCGACCGTCTGCGCGGCCGTGGCGACGGCGTTGAGCACGTTGCCGAACGAGGTTCCGGCCGGCTGTCCTCCGGTCATCGCGTCCACGACGGCCATGATGCCGGTCCACAATGATTGCAGGCCGCCGCCGGCCGACTGCGCGGCCGTCTGCAATGCGTTGAACGCTCCGGTGTCCTTGACCTGTGCGAAGAACGTCTGCAATCCCTGCGTGCCGGTCTGCGCGAGGTTTGTGACTGCCGTCGCGGCCGCGTTGATGCCGCCGGTCACGGCCGGTTTGAACAGGTTGAACGCGTCGGTCAGACCTCCGGTCACGGCGGCTTCGAGGTTTCCCATGGCTCCCTCGATGGTGCTGGTCGATGTCGCGGCCTGTTTCGCCACGTCGGTCATGCCGAGGTCCATGAGCGCCTTGTTGAACTCGTCTGCGGTGATCTCGCCCTTGGACATGGCGTCGCGGAAGTTGCCCGTGTACGCGCCGTTCTTCAGCAGCGCCTCCTGGAGTTTGCCGGACGCGCCCGGAATGGCGTCGGCGAGTTGGTTCCAGTTCTCCGTCGTAAGCTTGCCCGCTCCGGCCGTCTGGGTGAGCATCATCGCGACGCTTTTGAAACTGTCGGCGTTGCCTCCGGCCACCGCGTTGAGGTTGCCGGCCGCCTCGGTCAGTTCCATGTAGTTGCCGATGCCGTTTGCCGCGAGCTGCGCGGTGGTGTTCTGGATGTCATCGAGGCCGTACACGGTGGCGTCGGCGTATTTGCGGGTTTCCTTCGCTGCTGCCTGCACGGCTTTGGTGTCGATGCCGGCGAAGCTCATGGTGTTCATGAACTTGTCGGTGCTGTCCGACATGTTCACCACGTCGCCGGCGAAGCCCTTCACCGTGTCCCACAGCGCGGTCACGCCCTTGACGGCCAATCCGCCGATGGCGCTGCCGAAAGCGGCCGCCTTCGTGGTGGTCTTCTCGAACGCCTTGACGGCATCATCGGCGTTGCCGGTGATGCGCACGCTCATGATCGCGCTGTGCGCCATGGTTCACTCCTTCCGTGTTTCTTCCGCTTCCTTGAGCAGTTCGGCCAGTCCGGTGCCCCAATCCAATTCGTCGGCCTCGTTCCTCCATTGCCATGGCGTGCCGCCGAAACGGCTTGCCAGGAGGAACGAGAGACGGCCGAGCGAGTCCTGGGGCCACGCGGCTAGTCCGTAGGGTTTCCCTCTTCCGGCTCCTCCTTCGGTGCCGCAAGGTCGAAGGACGCCACGGTGTCCAGCCAATGCTCGAAATCAGGCATGGTGCGGCCGGCCATGCGCAGGGCCGCGTAGGCCGCGTAGGCTCCGGAACGGACGGGTGACTGGGTGATGGGGCCCCAGCCGGCCTCGATGGCGTGCGCCTCGGCCTTGCAGGTGGCGCGCATCGTGATCGGCACTAGTTCGCTGGTCCCGTCCGCGTAGGTGATCCGTGTGGTTGCCATGTCATTTTCCTTTCACTTGTTTCAATGTCTTGTCTATGAAGTCCTTGTAGACCTTTTGCCATTGGCTCTCGGTGGAGGCGACACCGTTATTGACGAAGAGCCGGGGCTTGATGCGGCGGGGGGGGGCGGCGGGCCGGGGGGGGAGGGGGGAGCCGGTGAACGTGACGGAACCGATCATGATGCGCATGGCCGGCCGGGGGTGGCGGGGGCGTGCGGCCCAGCCGTAGTTGATGGGGCCGGCGTATGGCACGGCCTTGCGGCCGGCGCGGATGACGCCGGCGCGTTTCGTCGCTCCGACACGCAGGCTGCCGGCCAACCTGCCGGTCTTGCCGCGCGGCGCGAGGTTGCGGACCGCTGGCAGCGCTATCTCTGCCGCCTCGCGGTTCACTTCCTTCAGCTCGTCCATGTCCGCGCCGGCCTTGCGCATCGTCTGCACGAAGCGTCTCTGGCCGACGACCATCAATGCCTTGCCGGCCATCAATTGCCCGTGTACGGTGTGTGGGCGACGTTCGTGACGGCGAAACTCAGATCGTTCGTATTCTTCGATTTGACGTCGCCGCCGATGGCGATTGGCGCGATGGTGACGTTGAAGGTCCACTGGATCTTGCCGTTCGTGTTCGGCACGAACTGGGCCGGCAGCGTCTCGCCCTTGTGGTCGAAGAGCCAGACGGACAGACCGTCCTCGCTGAAGTCGTCGCCCACGGTGCCCTCGAACGTCCACGTGGTCGTGGTGTTCGTCTCCTCTGATCCGTCGAGGTAGGTCGTCGGGTCGTCGCTGCTGTTCGACGGGTTCAGCTGCGCCTTGGTCAGGTCGGCGCTGAAGTCCCTGCCGTTCGCGGTGTCGGTGATTTTGAAGATGCCCGGTCCGAGCGTGCGGATCTTTCCAGCCATGATTGTTTTCCTTTCCTTGTCTTATTCGGTTTCCAGGGCGTTCAACGTGACCTGGTAGGCCGCGAGCGTGCCGGCGCCGGCCAGGTTCCAGCTTGCCGGCGTGGCCTTCTGCAGGTTCAGGCCCTTGTCGGCGAGCCGGTCGAGCGCGGCGAGGATGTCATCGACGGCCGATGGCTGCGTGGCCGGCGTGCCGGCGATGACGTCCAACGTCCAGACCGGTTCCGGCGGGCCCCATGACGGCCATTCCACGGTTGGCGGTTCGATGAACACCGCGACTTTGCCGGCCGCCGGGCGGATCAGTTGGGCGTCGATGCTGACGCTGCTGACCAGTCCATCGAGCATGTCGGTGAGCGTGTTCATCAGCGCGGCTCGTTGTTCCTGGATGTTCATGCGATCACCATGCCCCCGGTGAGCACGCCGGCGGCGCGGAGTTTCGGCCAGACCGAGCGGAGCGGGTCGGTGGAGATCCTGAATGGTTCCACGGTCGAGTCGCCCACGTCCATCACGCCCAGGCGCGCGTCACGCATGTTGAACAGGTCCGCCGCGCAGGAGACGATGCAATCGGCCAGCAAATCGTCATCGACGGCGGTGGTGCCGACCGCGTGCGCGACGTATCGGCGCGCCGCCGCGAGTTTGACCGTGAGCCGTTCGTCCTCTCCGGCCGGGACACCCACCTCGTCGCGGATCCGTTGCAGCAGGATGTTGTCAGCGATCATCATGCCGTGGCGAACTTCACCGGAATCAGGCCGTCCGCATGGGTCGTGGCCACCGCCATGTATCCGTAGACGCTGTAGCTGTTGGTCAGGCCGGTCACGTTCCCGTCGGTCAGCTGCGCCGGGCCGCCGGACTCCCAGACGGTCACGGCGGCGGGATCGATGAAACTGGCCAATCCGGCATCGGCGTTCGGCAGCAGCACGACCGGGACGCGCATAAACGTGCCGGCCACGCCGGTCAGGTCGAAACTTCCGATGGTGTCCGACCCGTCGCCGCTGAGGTTGAAGAACCGGTCACCGGTGTCCTTGAGCTTCACCAATGCCTTGAGTACGTCCTTGGAGACCGCGAGGCGTGTCAGCGACACGTTGCGGGCGTCGGCCAGTTCGGACGCGTCGATGATGAGGGACACCCAATCATCGATGGTCATGTTCGCCAGCTGCGGGGCGTCGATCTTGTTGGCGTCCTTGGACGTGTCGCGCTGAGCCTTGATCTCCGCATACAGATGGTCGCGCACTGCCTTCTCGGTGGCCTTCGCGTAAGCGTTCTGCAACGCGGTGATCGCGGTGTTGAGCATCGGCGTGGTGCTGCGTTCGATGGTCTGGCGAGATAGGGTGGTGTAGCCGCCGTAGGTGTCGATGCTGGCGGTCTTGGTGCCGAAGCTGATTTTCCCGAAGGAAAGATCGGTGCCTTCCGTCTCCTGTTTGCCGACGGCGCTGGTGTCGGAGGTCACGACATGGTATTCCATGCTCATGCCGGTCGCCGGGAGCGTGTCATGGGTCAGGAGCTGGGAGACCTTGCGGCGGTCCTCTATCAGTTTGAGATCATCGGCGATCCAGGTGGCGGTGTTGCCGGTGTCATTGGTCGAGATCAGGTCGCGGCATTCCTTCATCACGGCCATGGCCTGCTCGTCGCCTCGCGCGAGGGCCTGCATGTATTCGCCGTGGCTCCGGTACGCCGCGCCGATGGCAGCCGGCGCCGGTTTCGCGCCCATCTTGCTGATCTCGGCCTTGATGCCGCGCTGTTCCTCCTGCATGGACTGGATCAGGTCCATCAGTTCGTTGTTGTTCTCCATGGTTTCCTTCCTGTGTTCGACGGCTGGTGCCGCTGATTTGGTCATTTTCGCGTTCTGGTAGGCCGGCCAGCTCACGATGCTGGTCTCAAGCAGCCTGACCTTGCGGCGGTGGGTGATGCCGTCGCGGTCCTTCTGCGATTCGATCGGAATGAAACCGACCGAGAAGCTGTCGAGCACGCCGTCACGAATCAGGGTCATCGCGTCGCGGCCGCGTGCCGTGTCGCTGATCCGCGCGGTGATGTGCAGTCCGTCATCCGTGCTTTCCGCTTTGGTGATGCGGCCGATGGTCTCGCCGTGCTCGAAGCACAGTTTCGCCTCGTCAAGTCCATCGAACTCGCATTCTCGGTCGAAGGTCTCGGCTCCGTCCCATGTATCGATGATGTCGCCGAACGGCACGGCCACGCCTTCCACGGTCGAGGTGCCGGAGTCATCGGCCGAGCGGAGCGTCAGGCCCTTCCATGCGATTTCGCGTTTCTCGATGTTCATTGGTCTTCTTCTTCCTTTCCGAGCGCCGGCAGCCCTTCCTTGCGTCTCACGTCATCGACGGTGAGGAAACCGGCCTCGATGGCTGTCTTGTAGGCCGTGTAGCGGTCGCTCATGTTCGCGCGCTGCGAGCTGTCCCAGTCGAACTTCGCGGTCCGGCCGCGCGGCAGCAGACGGTTGAAGATCTCTTCGATCTCGCCGGTGTAGGCGGCCAGCGTGTAGTCGGCGAACTCGATCCACGACTGTTCGATGTTGCTGTAGGTGAGGTTCGAGCCATCGACGGCGGCGAGCATGATGCTTGCCGGGATGCCGAGCAGACGGGCGATCTGCGTGGTATCGAACTTCTGGGTCTCAAGAAACTGCAAGTCTGCTGGCTTAAGTGAGAGCGGCACGTATTCCAGGTTCTTGCCGACTACCTTGATGTCGCCGGCCTCGCCCGACGCCTTCCATGATGCCTTTGCCTGCTGCGCGGCTTCCTGTGTGATGTTCTCTGATGTGCGCAGATAGCCCTTGAGGTTCGAGCCGTCCGTGAAGAACTTCGCCTTGTAGTCGCGGGCGAGTTGCGCGGCCTCGATCTCCTCGCGTGCCGCCGAGATGGGGCCGAGTCCGCGCAGTCGGCCGGGCACGTTGAGGAACTTGCTGTGCACGATTGAATCGGAGTCGTAGACGTGTCCCATGTAGGAGAATCGCAGGTCTGGGCAGGCTGGGTCGTCGCTTTCGTCGGTGACGGTCACGTATTGCGGCGGCAGCATCTCGCAGGTGACGATCTCGCCTTTCCAATCGCGCACGATGCGCGTGAAGGCGTTGCCGTCGAGCACGAGAGAGGCCACGATGTCGGCGATGAAATCACGGCGTGAACGGCTCACGTCCGGCTGCAACACCATGGGGCTCACGTCCGGCAGGTCACGGCCGCCGCGCTGCTCCACGATCGGCAGGCCGGTGATGGCCGTCTGCAACACCTGCACGCCACGGAAAACCGTGGACAGTTGGAGCGGTTCGGTGGCCGAACTCCGTGACGGCGGCTTGACGCCGTCCGGCATGTCCGTGCCCTCCGCGCCGCGCGTGAGCACGCGGCCTGCGAGCCTCATTCGTTTCCAAAGATTCATGACGCCGAGACTATGCGCGGCGGCACGTCATGGCCAAAAAAACGGTGACATTCAGTGACAAACGGTGACATTCAGTGACAAACGGTGACACGTCAGAAGATTTGCAACGTGCCGTCAGATGGCAGGTGATGCGCTCCCCACGCCGCCAACATGCATGATTCAATCGGCGAGGTCAGACCAGTGCTGCCACGCCGTGTGACGCGCCACGCGTCGCCGCTCCACGTCCTCGCGCAGCTGGCCGCGCTTGCGTCGAGCTCGGTATCGGCGGCATGGCGAATCAGCTTGTTCTGCAAACCGCTGACGAATGCCTGGCCGACCGCGAGGTAGTCGGATGATTGCATGGCGATTACGTCAATCAGTGGGTCGCCGGCTTCGTCGGTCATGGATGCGAGCCGGTCGTGCAGGTCGGCG